TCCGTCGGTACCAATTGTTACAATTTTACCGGCGGTTACTGTTGAACCTGCGATGTAGGGTAATATGCGGGCGGGTGCTCCACCATCATTTACTAATATTTCTGTTGCCATATTTTATTCCTATTTTTTGTTAAAGACGATTCTTCCGTCTTTGTTCATCGAGAACATACGTTCTCTCTCGGGCTCCTCTACTGGGGCCTCGCTAGCTTCGTGTGCTTTTCCTTTCCCGAAGGACCTTTCGGTGTCTTCTGGTACTGGGACAGCTTCCAGAGCCGCACTAAATCCAGAAAGTCTGGCTTCATCCCAAATCTTCATCTCTTCAAATCTTACTTCTCTCTTATCTTCCTCTAAAGTTTTTAGAACCAACTCTCTATCGATGATAGAGTTAACTAATTCTTTCTTTCGTAGAGCTTCGGCTTCGTTTTGACGCTTAGCTTCACTCTCTTCGAAATCAGAAATAGCTTTTGTTGCTGATTCGTATTTACCTTGAAGGTCCTTATAGTTAGAAGTCATCTCATCGAGTTGAGTCTTGATGTTTCCAAATTCTCTTTCTGTAATTACTTCGGCTTCTGATTTTACAATTTTTTCTGACATTGTATTCTCTCTGCTATTTTTTCCCTCTTCGGGATGTTGTCCACAAGTGCTTCCACTAGAACAAGAGTCACAGCAAGGCTCTTCTTGTTTAACTGGGTCATCACTATGTGAATCGCACTGCGTTTCAATTGTGCATTCCCCGCAAACGGGCTCTGCAACTGCATTATCAATAAAAGAAACTTCAACGGGTCGAATGTTTGTAGCAAACGTGTCGCCCATAACATCAACATCTTTGGAAAACCAATCAATGCTAACATTTGTGACGTCCCCATCTTGCATTTTCTTTATTATTTCCTTTCCTCTTTCATTGTTGGAAACCTGCGCAAGCATTCCTACTGCGATTTTTCCATCCTCCATTTCTTTAATCTCAGGATTTATAGCGGTTCCGATTAAATCGTCCTCTGTTCGCTGATGATTAACGTAAATAGGCAGCTCTTTGAAAGCTTCTATATTACTCTTAAGTATGCTCGGTTCTATATAAACCTTCTCTTCCGAGCCATCTTCTGTGTACTTATGTTCTCCAGAAGTTATCGCCAAAACTGGGAATTCCCAGATATCTTCTTCCTTATTGTATTGCTCAGGGAAAGCATCTGCAGTTAATTCTAAGCTCATACCAAAAGAACGGTGTCTTTCATTTAAACTATTCTCGGTACTAAATTTTCGAGGCGTATCTTCATCGTCCGCAAACCTAATTGCACACATTGAAGCGGCTGTTGCTTCATACCCCGACATTCCTCGTTTCTTCAAACGTGGGCTTAACTCACTTACACAGTTGTTATAATTACTCATTTTCTATCTCCTGTAGCATTGGCTGCTGGTTGGTTACCCCTATTCTCGGTTCGTTCGGATTCTTCTTTCTTATCTTGGTCTTTTCCGCCCGAAACGTTTACATTCTCAGCTGTCGGTTGTATTTCTGATATTCCTTCAGGGTCAAGGCCTCTCTCTGCCCTTACCTCTCCGGGTGACAGAACTCCTTCTGCTAAGTAAATCATATCTGTTTTTGCTTTGGTAAATGCATCAGTTACATTCATTTGTCTGAACTTAAACTTCGCGCCCGGACTTATTTGTGGTAACAGCTGCGAGTTCAAAGCACCTTCAACTGATTTTTGTAAATATTTTACATAGGGTTCAAAAATGGGTCTAGCTTTATCTGGGTCAGACCACATAGTAATTGGCACTTTTAGTGCTGTGTGTATTTTCATAGAAATATCGTCAAAATATTTTCCGTATTCAAAAGCTCGGTCAGCTCCTTGCATTTCTCTAATCTGTATATCATTACCGTGTATAATATCTTCGCCGGGTTCTAATGTGTTAAATGTTTCTACGATTTCATTAATCTTATCTGGACCATACGGCATATCTGGAAGACCACAACTAATATCATAACGACTATTTGCGTATTTATTCAGAGCAGCTCCTACATCTCTTTCTGCATAGTCTTTTAAATCTACTAAGTATAGTATTGTATGTACATCTGATAGTCCGTACGCATAATCATCAAAAGGATTGTTTTTTAATTCTATTACCTCATCTGCCTCGAATCGAACACTTTCGTCATCAGTTCCTAATTCTTGGTAATAGTACATTACTTGGCCGCTCGCATCTCTCTGCACATACATATTCTGTGATGAACGTAAAACAATGTTGTCTCCTGTCCATTCTAAATAACCTGTACCAAAAATCCTAGCGTTTCTTAATAAACTGTATAAAATCAAATCCAAACCAATGTCAGTAAATAACTTTTCTATTCGCTCTCTTTCTTTTTCGTCTTCTGTAACAATGTCATATCCGTCTTTCGTTGCATATAGACAAGGTAAATCAATTAATGTTCTTACTAATGGGTCAGAAAGATATACTTCCATATATTTTCGGTTATTACCGATTTGTGGTTCGTAATTTCTGCCTGTAAAATTTTGAGATAATTTAATTCTTTTAATAGCTCCAGCTCCATAGCTACGCGGGTTATCCTTTTTGTAGGGAGGACTACTGCCTTTAGTGGCAAAACTGCGCCTATTCCACGGCCAATAATCTGAGAGAGCCATTACTACCAACTTTAATATCGCTTAGATATCTATAAAAAGTTTGCCCCTAAAAACCCCTTGGAGCCTGTTTAAATTGTCTTGGGCGAGCCCTTGAGCTCTTTGTTGTTGCAAAATGATTAGCGTTTGCTCGGGCTCTTGGGTTACGTGACCCAATTGTCACATTACTAAAACTCGAGTCCCCGGGCAGCATAGATAAAGCACCGTGAATTCCTAACACTGCACTATCACAATAATCGTCGTGTTTACCTTTAGGTGCCGCAATTTTTTCTGTCTTGTTCGTAGTATCCATCACATATTCTATTTCACAATGTTGTCGATACCACTTTGCCATTAATTTGGCGGCTTCTCCCTCTTGAAGCTCAACGTCTGGTAATTTAATTTTATTCTGCTGAAGGAATGAGACGAAGTCTCTGAAAACTTGTCCTTTGCTTCCTCTTGTTCCCCCGGTAAAAATAAATGGTATAAACTGGATACTGGTTGATATACAATCCATCCGTAATTGTGATTCAAACGCCCCACCAATCCCCGTAGCATCCAAGACAAGGCGAACAGCATTAAATGTTTTCGCCACTTCCATAATTCTTCTATGTTGATAGGGAATGTCGTGTCCTCCGGTTTTAGGTCCAATCTCTTCCAAGTAGACAAGTCGTGCAATATTTCCATCAGAATACTTTTCTGTTCTCCAGACAGAAATAACAGTACTATTAACAGATTTACCAATATCGACAGAAACAACATTATTGTTACCAATCTCGGTATCCGGTCCCATAGTATCTTTGGTGTATAATTGATAGGGCTCAAAACTTCCTCGCAATAGTTTTGGATTAAAAACGCTAGATACGCTTTCAACGAACTGACATTCATATTCGGTTCGCCAGTATATAGAGTCTTCTCCCCACTCCATCATTTTATCTAGCATATCCTGTTCGTCATATGGTGCAGTATACGCTTCCCCTTTGACTATTGCGTCTGCCCACGTAAAATGTAGCCTCTTGAAAGTACCAGAATACGCTTCATCGTATAAATACCTATACATATGGTTCTCTTTGCTTTTCGGAGTTCCAAGGTTTATAAATGGTGCTTTATTCGCTATGATACAAGGCTCTACATTGTCCACAAACAGCTCATCAGAAATAAGTGGACTCTCGTCTACAATCAAAAAAGTAGGGTGCTGTCCGCGTATTGCTTGTCCTTGATTTGTTGGTGATATAGGCGCTCTTCTCATTATAGTACCACCCTTCATATTGATACTAGGTTTGTTGTGCAATCGATAATTGTTTATCAAAGAATCTAAAAACGGATTATCTTGATAATGTCTTAATACATAATTGAAAATAAGCGCACACTGGTCTTCTGTAGGTGCAATAATAAAAACTAAATCTCTAAATCTTTTAAAGAACATATAAATCGTGGCAGCCACTGATAAAGCCCAAGACTTACCACTCCCCCGGGGAGCTAAGATAGCCATCTTACGCTGTTTCTTTGAATCGCCTTCTGGATAAGTTAAAGCATTAACAATAATATCCATTTGAAGAGGTCGTAATCTGAGTGGTCGTTGTTCTGAATCAATTAAGTAAGTAGCACAAAAGCCTCTTACTAACTCATACATCTTCTTTTTATCGCAACGGATACGTTCAAAATAAATTTCTAACTTCTTAGAGTCAAACTTATTCGTCCCTGATATCGCTGCTTTCAGTTCCTTCATCTCGTTTTTCACTTGCATCGTCTTCACCTAAATCTCCCAAAAAATCCATAAAAGCTTCTGATTTTGATTCAATCACAGAAGGTATCTCAATATTAAGAGCGCGAAACTCAGTATGAATATCACGAACAATTTGATTTCTTTCCCGCAATAGCTTTGTTCGTAAGTCAATATCCCGAATAGATACAAGAATTTCTTCCCAAAGCATATCTTCAATTGCAAGATTTCTTGATAACAAAATAACAATTTCTTTGTGACGTTCATATTCTCCTTCGCCCACCCGTTCTCTTAAACGAGTCTCATACTCACCAACTTTATCTTGCATTTATCACTTCACTTTAAATTTAATCTACTCTTTGTTTTCTATTTCCGCAAGTAGAACTTCTAACAACTCGTGTATACCTTTAAGTTGTTTTTTAATTTTATGGTTTCCCATATTTAATTTCCGTTTCCAGAACTTAAGGTTCCATCTTTAGTGCGTGCACTATATGTTGGTAGTGCTTTAGCTTTTTCCATAAACTCGATGTTCGGAAAATGTTCCCGGTAATTATCTGCGTCTGTCATAGCGTAGCCATCTCGACCACTTATTAGTAATTTCTTCTCTGCCATATTATTCACCTATTTATTTTTTTTTGTAGCTGTCTTCTTTTTCTTAGCTGGCGTTTTAGCCTTAGTTAATTTTTTAGGAGGAGCTACAGATTTGACCGGTGCTGCAGGTTTAACCACCGCTACTGGTTTATATTTTTCTATATCTAAACCCCAATCCTGTTGTGTACCACAGACATAACATAAAGATTCTTGGAAAGCTCTCCAATGACTTTTAATGTCTGATTCGCTAAATACTGTGCAGCAATTGTTATTTGGACATTTTAACATAATTCTATATCGCATTAAACCCTTATAAAACTTGTGCCTACTTTTTCTTGTGTTCGTGCTCTTGCTCGTTAGTTTCAATCATTTGTGCTTGCTTCTGGCTAGCATCATTATAATCGATAACTGCTTGGGCTTTTACTTTGTAGAACGCTGTCTTCTCTGCTTGTTCTTGCTTCCATACATCTAAAGCATCTTTAATAATTAGAAGGGCTGGCCCACCTAATATAGCTATCAAAGTTGTATATGCTTCGATATTCTCAAGAACAGCTGCGTTGCCAAGTCCGCTATGTATAACGAATCCTGCAAACCCAACCCACAGTAAAACTAAGGGCACAGCAATCATAAACATAAATATGTCGTTGAATGTTACACCTTCTCTTGTTTGGTCTTTACTCATTATTATTTCCTCCTTTCTTTTTGTTAATAATCTTATTCTCTTCACAACAGCATTCATCATCATTAGTACAATAGTCATACCCAGAAAAACACAAGCAATGGCTATTATTTTCAGTGCTATTATTATCCACTCTATCACTCTTCTCCCTCTGTAAGCTCAAAATTTTCCATTACCGAATCCTTCATCATTTGCTTTATATCGTCAAGCTCTAACATAATACTACTTAACATTTCTGTTAACCTCATCATATCTTTAGTCTTCACATTTCCTCCAAAGTAATACCCGTTGTAAGAAAAGAATTGACCCATTGATATGTTCCATTGTAATTGTAGTCTGCATAAAGATTAACATAAATCATATACCATCCGGTGTAAGGTTCTGTGAAATACTCTGGTCCCGATGTTAGTGTCTTCTCGTCTGCTTCCCAACCTGTAATATTGTAATAATGGTCAGTCCACATATACCCGTTCCACATA